GAGTAGATCAACTACTACAACATATAATACTAGTAAGAGCACAACTACTACGTTTAATACAAGTAAAAGTACTACCACTACATATAATACGAGTAAAAGTACCACTACAACGTTTAACACTAGTAAGAGTACAACTACTACGTTTAATACATCTACTACCACCACTACAACTTTTAATACTTCTACTGTAACATCTAAGAGTACAACAACGACGTTCAATACAAGTAAAAGTACAACCACGGTTTTTAATACTTCTACTGCTACAACAACAACATTTAACACAAGTAAGTTAACAACCAAAAGCACAACAACTACAGTTAGCACAAGTAGATCTACTACAACCACGTATAATACATCTAAAACAACATCAACAGCGTTCAATACTAGTACAACAACTGTTTATACTACAACTTTTTCAACGAGTAAAAACACTGCTGAGTCTAGATCTACAACAACAGTATATACAACTAACACTGTATTTAATACAAGCACAGCAACTACTACTACTTTTAATACGTCAACTATAACAAGTAAAAGTACTACTACAACCTTTAGTACAAGTAGAAATACTACAGAAAGCAGAAGTACTACTACAACCTATACTACTAATACTGTATTTAATACATCAACACTTACAGGTAAAAATACTACAACCGTTTATAACACTAGTACAACAACTGTTTATACAACACAATTTGAAACTGCTAGAAATACATTATCTACGTCGGCTATAAATAGAAATACTTCAAAGTTAACAAGCACAATTACTATAACAGCTTTTAACACAAGTACTAGTACTACTTATAATACTAGCACCAGTACTACAACTGCTTATACAACTACATTTAGTACAAGTAAATCCACTACTACAACATTTTCAACGTCTAGAAGTACAAGTAAATCTACATCAAAATCTACTACCACTACGTTTAACACAAGTACTTCAACTACGACAACGTTTAACACAAGTACTGCAACTACGACAACGTTTAATACGTCAACAAATACTATTACGGTATATAATACAACAACCGCAACTTCCAAAACTACTACTACCACATTTGGAACGTCTAGAAGTACTAGTACTACATTTTCAACATCAAAAAGTACTACTACAGTATATACGACTACATTCAGTACTAATAGAACTACAACAACTACATTTAGTACCGACAGATCAACTAATACAGTATTTAATACGAGTACGGCAACTACAACCACTTTCAATACATCAACAGTAACTAATACAGTATATAATACAAGTACTACAACTACAACAGTATTTAACACAACAACAAATACAGTATTTAACACAAGTACGTCTACAAACACTACAGTTAGTACAAGTAAAAATACTACAACAGTATTTAACACAACAACAAATACTGTTTATAATACAAGTACTGAAACATTTAATAATACTTTATCTACTATAGCTATAAACAGGAATACAAGTAAATTAACAAATACTATTACAATAACGGCATTTAACACAAGTACAACAACAGTGTTTAATACGTCTACAAGTACAAGTACTGTTTATACAACAACATATAATACAAGTACTTCAACAACCACTGAGTATACAACAACATTTAGTACAAATAAAGATACTACAACAGTATATAATACGTCGACTTCTACAGCTACAACAACAACATTTAGTACATCTAAAACAACATCAACTGTTTATTTAGAGGCAAGAAATACGTTGGTAACTGAAGCAATAAATAGGAACACGACTATATCAACTAATACTATTACTATAACGGCATTTAATACTAGTACGACTACGTTATTTAATACAAGTACCTCAACGACTACTACGTTTTCAACGAGCAAAAGTACAGATACAACAATTTCAACTTCTAGAGATACGACTACAACTTTTAATACATCGACTACTACGGTATTTAATACTTCGACTAATACAACAGTTTCAACGTCTAAATCTACCGATACAGTTTATAGCACTAGTAAAAGTACAACAACAAGTTTTGGTACGGTTACACCAACTAACATTGCAACATCAACAACTGTTAGTACAAGTAAAACTACATCAACTACTTTTTCAACATCTAAGTCGACGTCTACAACTACAGTGTACAATACTAGTACGACTACAGTATATGAAACTAGCACAGTTTATAGTACTACAACGGTGTACAATACTAGCACAAATACTGTGTTTAATACTAGCACTAGTACCGCATTTAATACTAGTACTTCTACTGTATTCAATACTGCTACGAGCACTGTATTCAATACTGCTACTACCACTGTATTTAATACTAGTACAACAACCGTTTATAGCACAAGTACAACTACAATTACAAATTCAATTGTTAGTACATCTTATGCAACAACCTTCGATACGACAACTAGCGTTATAACAACTTGGTATGATCCTTCAACAAGAGCACATCAGCCTGGAGACGTGTCGCATCACCCAAGAAGTTAGTATTATATAAAACTATGTAATAAATATATTATACAAATTTAAATTTAATTTTATGGAAATGTTCAATAAAAAAGAACTCGATAAAAGAATCGGGCCTTTAAAAAAAGACAAAGGATTATATCAACTAGAACAAGTAGAAGGTTATGTAATCAGAAAAGCTAGTGAAAATGGTTTGGAATCTAGCTACGATGTTATGGCGGAAGAAATGCCATACTTCAAAACCTTAGCATATACAGAGTATGCTGGTAATTTTTATTTACAACCGTTAAATTTTAAACTAAGAAACGAACAATTAATAGATGCGTTTCATTGTACTGAAAAAACAAAAGAGTTAGATTATTCTGATTGGTTAGTAAATAGAGTGGTAAATAATCAAGCAAATAAATATTTAGAAAGAGATGAAAAAGCTTTAGCTAAATATCCCGCAAAAGATTATATAGTTGTTTTACCAGGATCTAATAAGGTTAGAGAAAATGTATGTTTAAATAGATTAAAGTTTATTGCTAGAGAGCATGGTGATAACATTTATTTTAAACCACATCCTATAACCACGCATCAAATCATTGGTGAGTTAAAAGATTTTTTTGGTGAAGATAATGTGTTACCAAGAAATATAAACATGTATTATTATTTACAAAAAGCTAAAGGTGTGTATACAACGCATATTAGTGAAAGTTGTATTTACGGTGTAGTATTGGGAAAAGATACACAACCTATAGATGTTTGGAATAATATACAAAGAGGTTCATTTTATTGTATAAATAATCATTTATTATATCATCAAGACAAAGCAAAAAATTATATCAATAAAACTTTTTCAAGTTATAAATCAGGTATTATAAACCCTGAATTAGATTCAAACTGGCAAGAAAAAGTTGATAAGTATATTGATTATATATGCGCAAAAAGAAATAAATATAAAAATTGGTTCTTAGACGGAAGAACACAAAAGAAATAAAATGAAACTTATAAGAAAAATTACTATAGGCAAAGATTATAAAAATGATGCAATGCACTATTCCGTTGGTCAAGACGTGTATGGAGGTCATACAATAGATTCTATAGTCGAAGAAAATGATAAGTTTTCTATTTATATTAAAAAAGGTAAAGAAGTTTTACCTTGGAAAGATTTTAATAAAAACATGGCTATATCTGTTGAATATAATTTAGAATATTAATGCAAAGCATATCTGATTTTATAATCAAACCTAAGAATAAAAGATATAACAATACAAAACAAATTGGTGATTCCGAGCTACTGTTAAATTCAGAAATCTCGGATCATCGATATGTTAGCAGGAATGCTATTGTTTTAGCTACACCTTTAATTAATAAAACGGATATAAAAGTTGGTGATGAAGTAATTGTTCATCATAATGTTTTTAGACGTTGGTATGACGTTAGGGGTATAGAGCGTAATAGCAGGAGTTATTACAAAGAAGATAAATACTTTGTAAAGCCTGATCAAATATTTTTATATAAAAGAAACAATAAATGGCATGCGCCAAAAGGTTATTGTTTTGTTAAACCAATTGTATCTAATAATATTATAGAAAAAGAAGTTCCGTTACGTGGTGTAATTAAACATGTAGACAAAGACTTAGTTGATATTGAAAAAGAAGATTTAGTTGGTTTTACGCCAAGCAGTGAATACGAATTTATTGTAGGAGGCGAAAGATTATATAGAGTACAAACTAATGAAATATCTATTAAGTATGAACGTCAAGGAAACGAAAAAGAATATAATCCAAGCTGGACATGATGCGGTTAAAGAACTTATTAAAGTAGCTAAAGAACCTATTGTTGAAACAGAAGATGATATATCAGCTGATAGATTAAAAAATGCGGCAGCTACAAAAAAGCTAGCTATATTCGATGCTTTCGAAATATTAAATAGAGTTGAAGAAGAAAAAGCTTTATTAGAAGGAACTACTGTTGATAAAAAAGAAGAGTCATTTAAAGGCTTTGCTGAAAGAAGATCTAAGTAATGTATAAGCAATCATTATATAGTACTATAAAGCCTGTAAAAATTAATACTATTAAAAGGCTTAATAAATCAAAAAAATGGAATTATGGCTACAATAAAGAAAATGATATTATCGTTATATCAAAAACTGGTCAAATTGGTGAAATATATCAAATCCAAAATCTTAGGATAGGATTACCACCAGCACCAAAAAATATTAGTAAAGAAAATAATAAATGGACGGTACAAGACTATCCAAAAGAATTATCAAAATTAAAAACAATATTTGATTGGAAAGATTTGCCAACAGATTTTAAAAATAAGTGGCATGTTTATATTGATAGAGAATTCACCAAACGCGATGAAGGCTATTGGTTTTACAACAAAGGCAATCCTACTTATATCACTGGGGCTCATTATATGTACTTGCAGTGGACCAAGATTGATGTTGGGAAGCCAGAGTTTAGAGAAGCAAACAGATTATTCTTTATATTTTGGGAAGCTTGCAAAGCAGACAACAGATGTTATGGAATGTGCTACCTCAAAAATAGACGGAGTGGCTTTTCATTCATGGCATCATCAGAGACTGTCAACCAAGCTACCATCTCTTCAGACTCTAGATATGGTCTTC